TGACATTCGCAACAGGGCTGGTAGCGAACCAGTCAGCGAATGTCATTTGTGTTCGTCCTCCGTTATGTCGAGCTTTGCCATGACGAGGTCAAGGCGCCTAGCGATGTCGGGCAGGCTTTTGCCGCCGTTGGATGTCGGCTGAATGAGGCTTGTATGGGTGGCGATTTCGTCGCGGATCACGTCCCGCAACCAGCGCGTGTATTTGCGAATGAGGAAGGCGATTCCTCCCAGCAGAATGGATGCGATGGTGAGCCAGGTCAGCAGCTCGGATGCTTCGTTGAGCCATTCGGGCATGTGTTCTCCGCGTGCGATGCAGCCTCTAGGGCATGTAGTGGGTGAGGTTGTCCACCAGGCGTTCGTTGGTGGGTTCAAACTCCACGGCTTTGCCGCCGTGGAAGAGTGCTAACTCCCCGTGCCCCATGTAGTGCGCCGCGATGGCGGCGAGGTCGTGCGGTTTGGCGCCCCACGCTTCGGGTTCGCACAGGTATTCCAACGGCTGGTCTGTGACCTCGAGGGCCCGCAACGCGGCGGCGAGGGACAGGGCCCACGCGCCACGGTTGTGGTAGTGCTGCGCTAGGTCCACCCATGGTTCACGCCGGTGCGTTGACTCCGCGGTGGCTTTCAACAGCCACCGTTCAGCGTGGTCGGGCTGCAGCTGCGCGAGGTAGCGCATGGCCTTGGACCGTTCGGCATCCCACGTGGCCTTAGGTAGTGACAGGTAGCGTTGAAACTCGCCTATGGCTTCGTCCGTGTGCCCGTGGAAGAACAGTTCACGGGCGAGGTAGTAGGCGTTGCGGTCGTCCTGCGGGTCCTCGGCAACGGCCTGCCGCAACAGCGGAAAGTATTGGGAACGGGATTTGGTGGAGTCAGGGAAGTGGTGGATTTGCAGGGACACCCACCCCTGTGTTTCTTCCACTAGGGGCGTGATGACCTCGTGAACCGGGTGACGCCACACGTATCCGTGTCGAGTATGAATCTTGTCACCGCCGTACACAAGTCCCGGTGTGCCGTCAGGGTTCCATGACCACGTGTACCTGTAGCGGGGCCGTGTCCATCCTTCGCGGTGTGCTGTTTCGAGTGCGTCGCGCCAGCCAGGGACCAGCACTTCGTCAAGGTCAAGCGCGATGCAGTAGTCAATGTGGTCGGGCACGAGGGCTAGGGCGGTGTTTCGGGCGGTGTCGAATCGCCACGGCCTGATGGTGCGTTCATTTACGGCCACGCGTGCGTCATGGGCGGCTTCCACGGTGCCGTCAGTTGATCCGGTGTCCATGAGCAGGACGTGGTCCGCGTCGTGTGCGGAGTCGGCCCACCGTTCGACGTGTTTGGCTTCGTCTTTGGCGATGCTGTAGACGGCTACCCTCATGGGAACACCGCCCAATAAGCGCCGGTTATGATGCCGACGCGGTGCTCCTTGATGTGGGGGAACGTGTCGAGGACTTCCTCGTGGGTCCAGTCGTCCTTCACGTGCCGCTCAAACGGGTTGCCGAACTCTTCACCCTGCGGGTAGTGAACGATAGGTATTGCTATGAGGGCGTGGCGGGCCTGGGCAGCGACCTTGTCCCACATAGTGGTGGCGTCGTCAGCGGTCATGTGCTCGAGCACGTCCCCGAAGATGACCGCGTCATAGGCGAAGTTGGTGCGTCGTCGCACGTCTTCCACGGCCACGGTGTCGTACAGGTCCCGTAGCCCGAACAGTTCCACGTATGCGGGCCACACCTCTGACGCGGTTATGTGACCGGTGTAGCCGATGGCCCTGAGCTCTGACGCGTAGGTGCCTTTGCCGGCGCCCACGTCTAGGAGGGTTTGGGCGTTGCTTCGGATGATGTGGTCAAGGGACCAGGGTGCGTGTTCGCGTGACGATGTGGGCATGGTCACCGGCCCTGTTCGGCGGCGTAGGCCGCGAGCATGTCCCGGTGGTGCTCGTCTGTGAGCACGTACCGTTTGATGTGGGGGAGCACGGAACCCGTGTGGGCGTGCACTTGGACACCGGCGGCGCGTAGCCGCTGCATGAACGTGAGGTCTTCGCTCACCCAATTCTCGCCTGCGGGCCCGTCCTCAAACCAGCACCAACGCGCACCGACACCTGGGGCCCGCTGTTTTCTGACGGCCTCGAGGGCGTCCCGGTGCATGAGTAGGCAGCCCGCGCCTGCGGCGTCCACGGGCACGAGCTGGTTGGGCGGGTAGTCGTGGAACGCTGCCCAACGCCCGTCCCCGTTGTCTTTGTAGATGGCGGGCACGGGCATGGGGTACATGGGTGCGGGATAGGCGGCGAAGCACAGTGCCGACACCACGGGGGCCTTGACGGCGTGGGCGGCTTCCAGCATCCGGTCAAACGATTCCAGTGGCAGGCGGTGGTCCGTGTCCACCATGAACAGCCAGTGGCTTTTGCTTCCCTCAAGGAACGTTGACACCAGTTCGTTGCGTGCCCGTGAGAGTAGGTTGCCCTGCACCCGTATGAGCCCGCTGACGCGGTTTCGGCGGGTCAGGGTGAGGTGGGCGAGGTCGGCGGCGAAGGCGCCTTCTACCTGGCCACCGTCAATGAACCCAATTTCAATGGTTTCCTTCATGTGTTTCCCCTTTGTTTTCCCCTAGTGGTGCTGTGCTGAATGCAGCGTTTACGGACGGGACTCGCCCTAATCGGACATTTCCTCAATGGGCTTGCGCGGTGTACCTACACCTGTCTACGGTGTACCTACACCCGCCACGAGGCGGCAACCGATGGGGGACACCATGAGCCTTGTACGCAAGCAGCAGTTCGGCGCCACAGTCATTTGCACCTTCTCCGGTCAGGAGACTTGGACCCGCGCCATGAATGGCGTCGAGTTCTGCGCCGACTGCGGCGCGACCGACCACGAGAAGGCCGACGCATGAGTATCGTCCAGCGTGTGCCCAACGCGCCCAGGACGCCGCTCCGCAACGTGAGGGTGTCTGACGAGCTGTGGCAGGCTGCCCAGGCTCAGGCCGCTGAGAATGGCGAAACCGTCAGCGATGTCGTGCGCCGCGCCCTGGAGGAGTACGTCAAGCCCTAGCCGATGACCTAGCGGATGAGAGCCCTCGACTACGTCGGGGGCTCTTGTCGTGAATTGGCAAGTTATTGCCGCCACGAGTCGGGCGGGGCGTCGTCGCACGGCCACGGTTTCTGGCAGGCGAGGCAGTAGACCCACCTGTCGGGCGGGAGTTCGAGGACGAGGCTAGGCCGATGCGTCGAGGGTGAGTTGCTCATCGGTCGGCTCTGTCGCTGCGACGCGGTCTAGGCGGGCTTGGATCAGCGGGAGGTAGTCGGCTTCCCGCTCAATGGCGACAACGCGGAAGCCCTCCAAGAGTGCGGCCTCGACGGTGGTGCCGCTGCCCGCAAAGGGCTCAAGGATGACGCCGTCGGGTGGGGTGACGAGGCGGCAGAGCCACCGCATGAGGGTGAGGGGTTTGACGGTGGGGTGGGCGGTGCCGTCGACTTTGGGGCGTTCGCGGGCGGGGGCTTTGGCGACGTAGAAAAAGCGTGACGCGCCGCCGCTGTCGCCGTACTCAACGCTTTGTAACTCGTTGGTGACGTGCTCAACGGTCGGGGGCAACCATCCCGCCTTGGACTTTGTGTATTGGCGTGGGCTGCTACGGACCCCGCTTTGCCTGTCGAGCTCGGCGGCCTGGTCCTCGTCCAGCACCACGTTCGCAGGCCACCGGCCCGCAGGATTCTGGCGGTACGGCAGGACATCTCCGGCTGGCCGGTGTCCCGACCCAAAACCACCACCACGGATATCGTCGCGGACGGTAGACCCTTGAAGATCCTCGGCGGTCCCGATGCGGCAGGCGTCAATGTTCAGCGCCCCGGTGCCATGCTCTAGGACGTTCGCCGCCACCGTGCCCACCAGGGGTTTACGGGCGACGACGATGGGCTCGTGGGCGGGCTTCAGTGCCGTCCCCCAACCCGACCATTCACGGGCCGCGTCCGTAGCGGGCGCGGTTATCTGTGCCTCGCGCTCTGGGTCGCCGTCCCCGCCGAATCCACCAAAGCGGAGATCGCCCGTCCCCTTACTGGGAGCTAGGGAATAGCCTGGGAGTCCGATCTTGCTGCCCACGACCTCCCGCTCAGCTCCCGCGGCCTTGTCTATCGCCTTGGACACGTCCAGCGACTTAGGGAACCCCGACCCGTACATCCAGGCGATGCTGTCGCGGACCTCGAAGCCGGCGTCCTCGATGGCGCAGGCGAGGCGGTGCCATGTGCGGGTGCCACCGAAGGCGAGGAGGTGCCCACCGGGCTTGAGGACTCGCAGGCACTCGGCGGCCCATTCGGTTGCCCATGCCTGAAAGGCGCGGTTGCCGGTGGCGCTCAGGTCGTAGGAGCCCGCGTGCATGGAGGCCGAGCGTTCTCGGGTTTTGGTGTGGTCCACGCCGCTCACGGCGGCCTGAGCTATTGCAGCTCCATCCCAGGCCTTGCCCATGAAGTTAATTCCGTAGGGCGGGTCCGTGACGACGGCATCCACCGAGGCGTCAGGCAAAGCCCGCAGGACCTCTAGGCAGTCGCCGTGATAAATCGTGGCGCGGGCGTCCTGATGCCAGGCGTCCATAAGTCTCCCCAAATGGAAACGCCCCCGACGATGTCGAGGGCGTGCGGCAGGTTCTATTCGGTTATGGGCGTACTACTCCACGGCCAAGGGTGGCACGCGGGGCTGACATCTCAATGCCGCAAGTCAAGCTCGGCCTATGAGAAGCGGCCGTGAATTCTTACGTTAGGGACGGCGCGAGATCCAGAGGCCGACGATGACGTTGCCCAGCACGACGCCGACCAGGGCGCCGATCATGCCGTAATAGCCGTCCATGTCCGTAACCCCTAGGTTCACGCCCCGACT